TATCCCATTGCCGAGTTAGGTCTGTAATCTTCAACATATTCATCTGACTCTGCATTATCAATTATATGTATCTGTTCTGCAAACCTCGCCATCATATACGCTCCACGAATTGCGTCAATAAGATCATCTTTTATTTTGACGATCTGACTTAATCCGCTGGGCATTGATTTGCGGTGATACTCTCTTATCTCTTCTAAGACCTCATGCAAGTCATCAAAGACTTTGAACTTGTCAGTTCCCATAAGGTTGTTCAGCTCCATCAGCCCAGCCTCGACACCGTTGCCACCGTCTGGCCAGGTACAGTGATCATCGAGCATTTCCCAGCCAGCCTCTTCATAGTATTCCCGTTGCTGCTTGGCGCTGCCCTTTTCATGTTGCAGACCATCGTGAGGCCATGATGTTGGTATCTTCTTCGCCCAATGCTTAACACTCTCCCATGCCTCGAAAGGTTGCTTCTTCGATCTTTTCCAGGCTTGGGTAACGTAGATGGTCGCTGAGTCTGGATCGATAGCCAGTTGTATGTGCGCCTGGGGATGGTCCCAACCAAAGTCCATGCCGTTGATCACGAAAAAGTAATCAGGGATTTTAAACCGTGGGCAGCTTATGGATTCCTCTGAATGCTCAAATATCAGCCCAGCACCCATCAGCGGTATGCCCCTGGATCTCATTGCGCGTTGATAGCTCGGATATGCAGCGAGGATGGATTCCCGGGTTTCCTTGTTCAGATGCGGCGCATCGTTCCATGTCGCAGTCTGCAAATACTGACCTGCCTTTAAGTCATCCATAAACCCACATACTAGTTCTGTCTTGCCATTCTCCGGGGTTAGCGTGAGTATCCCTCTGCCTCCCTGGGCTCTATCGCCATTCAATGTGCGCGTCATAACCTGGGGATAGATGGTCTGGTCTTTGGGTTCTTCGTCGATGTGATACCAGTCCACGACATCGCCCATGAGTGCATGTTGGCCTTGGGAGTAACTCCAGAACTGACAGACAGATATCCCATTAACGTGCTTAACCCGGACCTCTCGACAGGCTCCTGATGTCCCCTGCATTGCCTTATGATCAACAATCATGTCACCAGGGATATAGCCGCCGCTGAACCCGTCTGGGCCTAGTCTTCCGAATAACTTCTGTTGCAACAGGTCTCGGGTCTTCTCTCCTGAATGTCCTAAAAGCCAAATCAGTGGGGCCTGCTCAAACTTATGGCCTTCCCAATCTTCAGGGTATTCGCCGGTTAGGTGGAATGCGTCTATGATGCAGCCTGTCTGCGATTTGCCTACTTGGTTCGCTGCCATCAACAGACAGGCCAGATGGGTTTTCGTTGCGGCATTGAATTTATGCTGCCAGTCGTACATGCCTTCATATAGTTTAGACAGCCGGCGTTGTTTGTTGCGCCTGGTATCCTCCTCAAGCAATTCAATCTCGTCAATCATTTGGGAGCGATTCATAACAACCCTACGGTTTTATATATCCCCGTGATTCTGAACACTTGCCATTGATTTCGTTGAAGTTATTTTATGCAAAACCATATGATTTTATCAATGGACCTGGGAAAGGTCGTTGTTTTGTCTGGATTCAGCTAGTTTGCGAGCTAAATCTGTGTCTGATAACTGAGTATTGTCAGTGATGTTGACGTCCTGGGTAATGCGATCCCCGTACTTCTTGGGTCTTTTCTTGCCGGCCATCCATTTCAGTGCATCAATGGCTACTCGTGCAGACTGGGGGTCAACCTTGCCTTTCAGAACATCCTCGCAAATCGCTGCAACCTTGTCAGCATCAGCATCTGCGCTGTCATTCTTCGCGCGGGCGTAGTTGTCAAGGAACTCTTGATGCTTAGTAAACCAAGCATAGACAGTTTGTCTTGAAGGGAATTCATTCTCCTCATCGTCTGCGCCACAGATAGAGTTAAGAGACTTACCCATTCCAATCAGTGAACAAATTTTATGCCCTATGGTCTCGGTGTATTTTGTTGGTCTGCCGGATGTTTCGCAGCCCTTAGCGTACTGATTCCCTTTAGCAGCACTCATTAGCCTTTCTCCCCGCAAACAGGGTATTCATTAGGGTGGAGTATTCGATATTCGATGGTGTCAACCATGTGTTTTGTCAGCTCATTCAGCATGGATTCGATTCTATCGAGCTGGGCCTGGGTGTCATCCAGGTACATCGGCTGGGCTGGAATTGGCCTGGGATGCTGACGGTCCATACCCCATTATACGCATAAAATCGATTCAAATACTGTATAAAAGATCAGTTGCGTATGTACGCACAATGCTTTACTCTTAACACACAATTAAACGAAACGAGGAAACACAAATGACTACACTTACATTTCAAAATACTGAACTAGCTAGACTAGCCCGAATCACAAATATTCACGGGTTTGGGAAGGAACAGCCTTTTAACCTTCCTTACACAGAAGAAACAACTAATGAAGCGGGATTCCTCTTGGTGAAGGATGATGGCATTTATCTTATGAATGCTTTTAAGCATGACAACTGCACCGGAAAAGATGCCGAGGGAAACCGGATTGAAGTTAATGTTGTCTCTTACGCTGATGGGTTTGACCCTAAAACCAACGAAAACGTATGGGAAGATTCTCATGATATATCGGGTGATGATTTTGCTGAATTTATCCCTGTTTCAAAAGAAATGCTAATCACTTTGGGGCGGAACATAGGCAAAATGAAAATCAAGCTAACAGAGACAAGTATCACGGTTCAGGTGACAAGAACATCCTGTTAGCCTCCCTAAACCCATCCCCAGCAAGACTCCCTACCCCGTTGATTCGGGGTTTGGCAGTAGAAACACCCCATAAATTATCAGTATCAATCAATCAAATCAGGAGTTAACAGCATGAGAATTAAGTCTAACCTCGAAGATATAACCGGTCAGGCGATGTATATCGATAGGCATGAGTATCAGTGGGCTTTTGACGGCCACAAAAGTGTGTATTACACGGCATACATAACTCACGGCGATATAGAGCTTGAGAGCTTCAATTATGATGAATTAACCTCGATACTCGCAAATGGGAAACGAAATACCACCAACGGTAATCTGGTAATTGATTGGTAGCTCAATCCACCATTATACCCTAAACGCCCGTTAATTCGGGCTTTGGGCTGAAAGCATATCAATCAAATCAGGAGTAACATAGTTATGAACCCAACCGATATGGAAGCCTTGGCACAAGCCTTGGCAAACATCGACATTAACGATGGTTATGAAAACCCCGAACCCGTCTGCGGCCACTGCGGTATTGCTGGTTGCGACTGTGACAGTGACTGCTTGAACTGCGGTTCCAGGGATCCAAATCATCGCTGCGACTAACCCCTATCCAACAGAGAACAATGACAAGGGGCTTAATTGCCCCTTAATTGGTAGGTGACTAAGACGCAACACAGGAAATGCTAATCAAATGAAAAAACGAGACTCAAACAAGCACCGCAAAGACAAAAAGTTGTTCCAGGCATGGCTAATGCCAGGGCAGATGTCATTAATCGCACAGTGCAAGTCGAAAAATGGAATAAAGACTGATATTGACCTGCTGGTAACTCTGGCCATGCGGGATCTTAATAAATAACCGGCCTACCAGCGCCAGCCGACCGGCGAACTGACAAAAGGGTCAAGGAAACCCTCGCGCTTAATCTCTCTGGTCGCACACTGGTTGCCACTCAGGTGCTACCGTTGCTCGCAGCCATCCAACCACAATGGTCTCGATATTGTGAAAAATAGGTGTGTCGCAGTATATTTTCCCGGTCACTTCATAAGTATTCGCTACCCGCGCAGGGACTTCTGCGGTTGCACAAGCAGTAAATAGTAAGATTATTTGTGCAACCATAATATTTTTTATCATTTATTCCGTCCATTAATCAAATCATATGCGAGAACTGGTAGCCAGTATTCATATTTGCCCTTCTCAAATTCATCGCTATGGCCCCAGCATCGCTTTTCCTCAAGCGCTATCTCGCCAGTATTGATGTTGCGAACATTGCCGGCAGTGCCATTGTATCCTGTTTGACCCATTTTCCCCCAGGGCCTGGTATCCCAGCTCTTCGGCATGATCCATTTCGAGATTTTACCGAGCCAGCCACCAGCCACCACCGCAGTATCCCCCCCGTTAAAAACAACAATCGTGCGTTTTGCACCCTGCGCCGGTGTTAATGTCGTTCTCAATGCTGGATGGATAGCCAAAATTCGATCAATCGGTGCGCTGTGTACCTCCCTGGCTATTCGAGCAATCGCAGCGCCATTTGAATGAACCGCCAACGAAACTTCATAGCCTTTGCCTTTCCAGTATTTGCATCGACCCGCGACCTTTTTAGCAATTCTCGGGTTTCTGCGGGTGATCTGTATCGGTAAAGGCAGATAACCGTAGGTGTGGTTTTCGACAATACAACCTAGTTTTTCAAATGGATCTCGCAGCTTGCCAACCGTTTTGCCTGGATTTGAGACGTTGTAGCCGTGGATAAGTATCACTACCTGTTTCATTAACCACGCCTCATCATCCCAGCAAGCTCAACAGCCCGATTCTTGACCTGTTTTCTCCATCGACTATCCAGCATCTCATCTGCTGCAATATCATACTCTGCAGCCCTCAGCGCAGCCCAGAATTTCACAAACTTCTTGTACGTGGGCATTCCCATGTTGAATACCATAGACACCAGGACGATCTGCCGGTCTTCTGTTAAGTCACACCACTCTGGGTATTCCTTGTCCAGTTCTCGTTTCGATATGTTGATGTCTTCAGCAAGAATTGCATCGACTGTAATCGAGGAAAGGCCGTTATCCGTTAAATTATGCCCCACGCCAATAGTTAATTTGCCTAAAGTATCAACGTAGGGAAATAATCTGACGCCCTCATGCTCTCGGATTATCTCTGTGAGCCGTTCATCGTCCATCATATAGCATCCAGCGGGTGGGGATTGCGAGATACCCTGGTAAATCAGGTAGATGCCCCAGTATAGACTGAGCATCAGTCGCTATAACTCTCAATCGTCAATTCGCACCGGGGCCGGTTCTTGTCTACACCACCCCATTCATAAGTGACCTTACGCACATTTCTCATATCATCATCCTCCCATACACCCGCCAGCGTCAATGCGTCACAAGTGAATTTGTCGATTATTGAGCATGGATTGGCAATGTCTATTTTACCTTTGGAGCCGTGGAAATAGCGGTATGTAAGCTGTAATGGCCCATCCGGTGCTTTCTCGCCATTAACCAAATCCCAAACAATCGCTGTGTAATTCCGCTTTGCCTCATGTGCTACGCGGTGATGCGTGTTCCTGTAATTATTGAGATTCAGAATAAAATCACGCCGGCGGCTTAACGGTATTCGCAGCGGTAGGTTTATCTTCATCTAATCTCCACAAAAGCAGGGGATGGTTTCATCATCTGTGTCGAACATAGACATCTGGTCAGTGGCAATTATCTTGGCCTGTTTGTACTCCAGCCCCATCCTATCGAACCTATCCCCCTTCTTTTCTTCCATGCGTATCCACCAATCAGCTAGGTCGGGTCGCTCTCTAATTATTGAAAGTCTTTTTCCTTGTCCCTTCAGGAAGCATAGGTCGCAGTTGCCCCAATCGGTGACGCCGTTGTTGTTGGGTAGCTCAAGGTCAAATGTGTGCGACTTCCAAAACTCTGACACATCCTGAACTATAATGCCGTCCACATATAAAGGGCAAAAACAATCCTGCCCTTCATTATATCTGCCGTGGATTTTTACAGCCCTCCTTTTCTCGTCAGCCCGTATGCCTATAAAGGCGGTATAGTGATTATCCCAGCCAATAGATTTGAGATACCTGTGCATTGTGCGTATCTTTAGCTGACCCGAACAATACCTTGCCCGTGCGCTTGGCATCCCCCCATAAGTCTCCAGCAGGATCTCAAATGGCTCTCCCTTTCTTGATGCGGTGTCGTAATCAACAACATTAAACAAGCCCTTGCTTTTATTTTCCTTGGTTGGTTTAACGTCTGTCCCTGCGTATTCTAGCCAATTTAGACGCAACCCCCACTCGGTGTCCATCTTTTGCAAAAAATCAAGCGTCTGCGGCATCTCCTTGCCGGTGTTTGCAAAGCAGACCTTTACGTGGTCGGGGAGTTTTCCACCATACTCTTCTAACACCTTATACATCATCAACCCGGAAGTCCTGCCCCCGCTCAGGCTTATCAGTGTGTTCTCATCAGTCCTGTATGGTGATTTCATCTTTTTGTACTCATTACCGCATCAATAATATCCTCACCAAATGGCAGCGGTTCCTGTTCTGACAGCTTGCAAATCATCTTATGCCATAACTCAGACTCAGATCCAAACTCCTTGATGAAGTCATTACGATGGTGGGTTATGTTCCAGGGGTGGTTTGAGCCGACATCGTGTAGCCACTCGGACAGGGGCAGCACGAACCACCTCCCAATAAACATCTTCTGGCTGCGGGCCTCGCGCCCCATACTGTGATGGAGCTGGACCTGGCTATTTCCATTAACCACGCACCCATGCTCTCCCACCCGCTGTAGCCACCTCTTCTCAACTGCCTGTGATGGCTTTTTGTTTTTCATTCTCTGCCTCTAGTATTGCATAACCGATCTGCTCGGGAATTTGAGGGACTACGGCATTGCCTAGCCCTTTAAGTCGGTCCACCCTTCGGGGTATCCCATCAGCCACTCGACCCACTGGGGGTTCAACTGCCCACTCGGCACATGCTCGTCCTTCACCGATTCCTGCACAGTCGCGTCCAGGTATCCTTTTTTCAGACGATATTGATGACTCTTGCTCCCTAGCGGCCCCACACCCTTCCACTCGGATGCTCTCGGAGTAGGCCACATTGCCGACCAAAACTTCCCCGCCGAGGCAGTTCGGGCAACCGTATCGACCACAGATTGCGTCAAATTCGTATCCACAGAATTCGCATTCCACGGTTGCTCCCTCGCCTTCGCTAGGTGCTTGTCGCTGTTCGCCCACTTGTGGTCCCTGGCTGCCGGGGTCGGCCACATCTTCACCGCAGTCTGCAATGTCAGAGCCTCTTTCGCTCCGCTGGGTCTGATCCCCCCCCATTCTTTCGCCGGACCTCTCGGCGTTGCATCTGGGGTCGGCCACAGATGAACATGGTGATGAAGACTCACTCCCCTCCTGGATCCCCGCTCCGCTGCATCGATCGTGATCTGTCTCAGGTTCTTGCCGTCCCTGTGGTTCTGGCAATCCGGTGTTGGCAATAATCCAGACTCGATCTCGTCTGTGCGGGGCATCGACGGCGCAAGCTGGAACAATAAACGTCCACCAGGTGTAGTTAATGCCTTCCAAGTCAGATAGCACTTGGTCGAGGCCCACTGAGATGTGTCCATAAACATTCTCGGCAATAACCCATCGCGGCCTGATAGCTTTAATAAGTCGATACATTTCAGGCCAGAGATGGCGGTCATCTTCCGTGCCGCCTCGCTTCCCGGCGTTACTGAATGGTTGGCATGGGTATCCACCAGTAATGACATCTGCATCGATCTCGCTCCCGTCTAATTTTCGAATATCGTTGTGAATCGGTACATCGGGCCAGTGTTTCCTCAATATTTTCTGTGCATACTTTTCCTCAATCTCACAAAAAGCTATGGTCTCAAATCCACCTGTCCTTTCGAGTCCCAGGCTAAAGCCGCCAATTCCTGAAAAAAGATCGAGAACCCTGAGTTTATCCATAATGTCTAGCAAGCGCCCTGAACGCCAACATGCTCAGTGGCTTGTGGCATCTTGCCTGGGGGATTCTGAATATTCTTTGGTCCATTCCATAGCCAATCTTCTTGCGCTTGATCTTAACACCCAGAGCGCACCCTGTCGGACATACTGCCTTGCAGCCTGTACATGATTTTGTTTTTATCAAACCGCCTGCCTATATTCTTCGATGAATAAAATCGCTTTAGCCGGTTATCGCGATTCTCGTGTGATATTCTTCGTAAGCCGCCATCGCTGGATCGCTCCAATTTACGCCCTCTCCGCTGCCGTAGCTGTAAATCTCTTCGATGAATATAGAAAATTCCTTCTTGCTCATATTCGAGGTCTTGACCGGAATTACTACCAGGCTACCCGTTATGCCCTTTACAAAATACTGGTCTTTGTGAGCAGCAGAAATTATGTGCTTCCAAATCTCTGGGGTGTGAGTGCATCCGAATAGTGTCACATGCGTGGAAATATCTCTCAAAAGAGGCCAGAGCTTACGGTTCTGCGCTAACGTCCTAAGCCCTTCCTTGCTGAACAATTCAACCTCATCCATGCACACCGCCAGGAATTCATGTGCTTCTTGGCAGCTTGCGATTAGAGTGCCGTTAATTGGCCTGAATTTCATTCTAGCTGGTTTTCCACAAATGATTAGCCATCATCCTCAATTCCAGGGACGTTCCCATCTCAATCTCAATCTCCTTAGCCAGGCTGTTCTCCTTGCAGATTTTGCAGCTTTGCTTTCCACTGTAAAACTCCTCGCGCTTTTTAAGCACACCACAAGTTAAGCAGGTTCTATTCTCAAGTCGCGCCGTTGCTGTCATCGCATTCCCAACCTTTGCTTCATTTCAGCTATTCGTTTGTGGGTTTCAGCTTTGCCTAGCGGTGCGCTGATCTTCTCTAGTGCTGGATATCGGGGCATTTCGTGGACAATCCCGTCCATAACCTCTTTGGTGCGCTTGCTGTAGTTCTCCATGAATTGCTTTTTGCCCGATCCGTTACGCATCTCAAACCAACCTGTGTCTGCACCGGCTTGATATACAGTCGGATGGGTGAATCTTTGCGCCTGGACAGGATAGCCGGCCTGACAAGCCTCGCTGTACGCACTCTCAGGGTTAGGCAGGCCAAGTGCCTCGGTATCTGGTTGACAAAGCTCTCTGAATGCAGGGCTCGATAAGTAGCCAGTAAAGTCCTTGCTGCGGTCCAGGCCGGCGCGTATTTCATTCTCTGACTTATCCAGCAAGTCCCTGGAGAATTGATTGTAAATGGCAGAACCTACCGGATCATGCACAAGACCTCTCAGTTTTAGCACCGCCCAAACCTCAGCCATTAAGCGCGCCCGACTCAAGGGTTTCGAGGTATTGTCTGTACTCCCGCTCGATTTGCTCGCTGCGAGATTCTTTAATAAAGACGCTGCTGATTTCATCTGTCCATCGTTCATTTCTGAGCCACCTTTCTACATGTTGG